TCATCCACAATCAAAAATCCTATTTGGTTGTTGGTCGCAAAAGGAACGCCTGTAGCTAACGTACCATTTTCACATAAACCAACAAATACATCCATTTGATCCGCATCTGTCGAAACGATACGGGTTTCAAAGTATATATTCTTACTGGCTTCAGGTCCCCAGATTTCATTACCTTGAAGAGAGGCACCCGTATCATCTGATCCAGTACCAGCAATTTCGTACCAGCCACCAACAGCGTCAGCTAAAATAGCACCTGTACCACTGGTAAGTTGTGAATAGGTCCAATCATTGGTCCCATCCACTGCAATCCCAGTAAAATCTTCATACTGGAAAACATAATCAGGGTTTGTTTGGATTGGTAAGTTTGTGAACCACGGGCCACCAGCAGTTTGGTTTGCGCCACCACTATATGCCACGGGTCCAGAAAAACGTGTAGTACTCATTGTAACTACCTCCTTACGAAAGGTTTTGCCCTAGAGTCTTCGTAAGCGTCTGCTAGGCCAGTCGCTAGGGCTTAAATATCCTAGAAGAAAAGGAGGGGGGCGAACCCCCTCCAAAATTGTATTACGCTCCAGGAGAACCGTAAATACCGCGAGGATCTGACCATCCAAATACATAACGTTCTCGAGCTTTATAGCGAACGTTTCCTGTATCAAAATCGCCTTCCATAGCAGTCCGGATCGGAGTTCTCTGGAAATGCTTTAATCCATTAGGAGCATCTGTTAATACGAACCAGGCATCAGTATCAGTGAGAAAATGATTTACCGCATATCCTTGTGGCACCATTCCCATATTTTTGATAGCATTGATGTCATTATCCGCTGTTCCAGGGCGTTGCTCAGATTCAAGTAATCTATCAGCAACGAATTGAAGGTTAGCAGGAACAATCAGTTTCATGCCTCTAAGAGCCACATTGAGTCCACGCTCATCGACAAAATCTGAAATATCGATAATTGCATTTTCAAGGGACGTCTCATTCAGGTCAGCTGCAGTAGACGGTTCATTACGGAAAGTATTTCCATTTGCCAACGTATGTGCCGTTGAACAAAGTTCTAAACCATCTCCTCCAGTATAGGTGCTATCAAACGCATTATTTAAAATGGAAGCACCTTTAACCTGTTTTGTATGAGCCATGGAACGGGCCAACGCTCGTGTATAACGAGAAGATAAACGGTCATAGAGGTTGTCTTCAACCGCTTCCTCTGTCAACGCAAAAGCTAGCGCAATTGTTTCCATTGTATACCGAGCTGTATAGACTTCAGCTGCATCATCAAAAGTAATGGCTGTGCCTTCACTCTTAGTTGGTGCAGACCCAAATCCACTCAACATAACTTCTTCTTCAAATGCACGATCTGAAGATTCAGTTGTGAAGATATCGGTATACTCATTTTCATACCTAGCATACTCAAGCCCAAAGAGAGCATTAAGACCAGGCTCTAGTTCTTTTACGAGTTGTGCTCGTGATATAGCCATATCTCAATCCTCCTATACGCCAGTCGTTGAAGGTGTACCAGCAGCAATAGATCCCTCTGGGGAATTAAAGCTGTTGTTTAACCTAACGAGTGCACCTATGCCAGCTGCTGCAAAATCAGAATTAGCAGCATCATCTTCCCACCCCATAATCCGCAAATGTAGAGCGGCGGTAGTAGCGATCAAAGTAATTGATAAGGTTGCAGAAGACATTCCAGTAGTTGAACTACCACTCGTTCCGCTTGCAAAATTAGCATTAGCAAAAACTGCTGCTCTTGCTATTGCTTTACTTGTCCAACTAGCATCGGTTGCGATTACAAAAAGTTGATTTGGGTCATCGGCGACCCAAGCCTGAACAGGATGGTTAGAATCAGCACCTGATCCAGGCCAATAATTACTCCACGTAGGTTTCCCCGTAGTGCTTGAAACATATTGACAACCTTGAAAAGAGCCAAGTAAACTAACACTCCCACCTGCAGCTGCTCCTACTATATCTATATATCCCGTACTTAATGGGATAACAGGAGAGCCTTGGTAGATAGCATTAGTATTACCATTAGCAATTTCATACATTGTATATGCCGAAACACCTGTGGAGTTGGACCCCGATCCCATTTTCGCAACGGGACGAAGACCAAAGGCTCCGTTAATGTTTGCCATAGTTAAATTTACTCCTGCTACATCATGTAGCGTTAATTGTTTGAACTACCGCCAAAAGCCACCTTACTAGACCGTTCTTGTGAAATAGGCATAGAAGGGTGTTCTTCTCGCATTAAGTCTTGATCCACGGCTGTCATTTGATTAGCCGTTTTTTGCGCGAAATATTGTTCGCGAGATTTAGCGACTTCAATAGGGAGTCGAGCTAAGATTAAACCACCAACACCAATAACACCTTGAAAACGCCCTTCATCAATAACGGCACACTCAAAATCTGGATACTCATCTGCACGTATAGGTTCGTATCCTTCTCGAATTCGTTTCGTAAAATTAGGTTTATCATCTTTACCTAACAGTTCTGATCGAATCCAACGATGTACATACCCTTCCGGAGGTGGAGGAGCATCTAAAATTGAAGGAGGACGCCAACTTGTAGGGCGTTGATCCTTTTCTCTAGTTTGTTTTGCGCGAGGTGTTCGTTCTATATCAGGCATTAGCTGAAATCTCCTTCACTTGCCTAGCGTACTCTTCTAGAGGCACACCTAATTTTTTAGCAATTGTAACTTGACTCGGTGTGAGAGTAACACGATCTGTGCGTCCAGATGGTTTAGCAGCTCGATTGGCAGAAGCCACTCTTTGGACTGAAGAGCGGCCACTGTTCTTTGCTGAAGTTGGAGTCACCTCTACATTTTCAGAAAATTTATGAGGGAACTCTTCATGAAGCCTAGTATCTATAGCAGAATAATAGGCATCTGAATTAGGGTTAAATCCTTGGTCTAAAAGATTTTTATGAATGGCAAAAGCCGCATATGTCATCGGTTCATCCACTCCAAACCATTCATTTTTTTGTGCCCACGCTGAAGATCTTGGATCGGGAGGGGGCATCGAAGCAGGAGTGGCTTGCAATAAAGGTTGCTGAGGTCGAAGAATTGGGATATCATTCTGAATAGTTGCATTTTCAACTGCAAGCCGTGAAAGTTCTTGTGTAGCATTAACAAGCTCTTCCGGATCACCATTTTCATATGCTGTAACATATTTTTGTTTAGCAGACGCCAAATTTGTTTCAACTCGACCAGCATATTCCTGACCATAACTTTCATTTAACTTAACTTGCTGACTTTGTAAAGTTTCATTTTGATTCTTTACTGAGTTAGCATAATCTAAAGCAGCTACTTCTCTACGTTCTGCTTCTCGAAGTTTAGCCGTTAATTTATCTATTCGTTTACGAGTTTTTTTACCAAAACCCGCTAATTCTTCTTCAGTTGGATAAATATCGGAAGACGGATCTTCTGACTCTTCTTCAATCTCTTCAGACTCAACTACTTCAACAGTTTCAACAGTTTCAACAGTTTCTGTAGTATCCCCTTCATTAGAAAGTTGAACTTCAACTGCTTCGGTAGTTTCTTCTTCTAAATCAACAAGTTTTTCTTTTTTCGTATTTGGCATGGGAATCTCGCTCCATGTGGTTAAAATATTAATACTGTCATAAAAAATAAAAGTAAAGAGTTATGTATGTAATAAATATTCAGGGTCATCTATTACACCTAAAATTTCATCATCATTCAATAGTCGTAGCTCTCCTCCTTCAATTTTAAAACGAGAACCTGCATAGCGTCCAAAGATTACCCAATCACCCTTTTTACACCATTCTTTATCTTTTCCAGAACCAAACTTTTTTGTATCTTGATAAGCTAACGGCCCAATTTCCATAACAAGGCCAACAACAGTAGCTATTCGTTCACGTTCATGGGCTTCATCTGGTAACTCAATTCCTCCTTTCGTTATTTTAGGAGGATTATATGGCATAATAAGAATACGCCAACCAGAAGGTTTAGGAAGTTTTTCTGATTCAGCTTCAGGGTCAGGCTTTTGACTCT